TCAATTGATTCTGCTTTGGGAAGATTACCAGCAGATCATCCAGATAAATCTACATGGACTACGTTTAAAACAAAATTGTATGAAGTAAATTTAGATACAGCAGGTTTAACATTTCCACCAAATAAATCATTCATGCAATGGTTTTCAGAACAAGATGGTGTTCCTGCAAAAAAAGGGTTGCAAATCCCATTCATCTAGATACATAATCAATTAATGTCCAAGTTAATTGAATTTAGTGCACATCCTGATTTATATAAAATAAAACATCTTCAACCTAGACCTATTAAATATTTTTTACCTGAGTGGTATAAAAAAATAGAAGAGCATAATGTTTTAAAACCTAATATTAAAGGATGCATGCCTTTCTTAGATGGTATTAGTGCTGGTTATGTAATACCCCTGCCTGTTACTGTAAAAATAGATTTTAACAAATATAATGATGAATTGAAAAAGAATGACATATTTTGTAAGTTTTCTTTTAATGATTCTAGAGCTCCTAAAGATTATTGTCATAAATTAAATGTAAATTTTGGACATGTAGAAGCACACGGAATAGCACAAGTTGGTGGTGAGAATTCTTTTGTATCTGCAAAAAATAAAAATTTACCTATTCTTAAAATACTTAATCCGTGGACAATAAAAACCCCACCAGGTTACTCTTGTCTTTTTCAAGCTCCCATACTAAACGAAAATGATTATTTTCATGCAATATCAGCTATTGTCGACACAGATACTTTTGTAGATAAAGTCAACTTTCCAGTAATTATAAATGGAGATAAATATGATAAATTTGATAAAGTATTTGAATCTGGATTACCTTTTGTACAAGTGATACCATTTAAAAGAGAAACATGGAAACATTCGATTGGTGAACATAAAGAGGATTGGACTTGGTTAAATACTTATTATACGAGAATATTAAACAGATATAAAAGTTTTTCATGGAATAGAAAAAAATGGATGTAAAAGATTTAATACTAATAAAAGATGATGTTATACCCTACAGTGCGTTATCATCTTTTTTAAAATGGATAAATAATCAAAGTGATCAATTTCAACAAGCAAAAGTGGTTGAAAGCAAAAACGTTAAGGATGTTGTTGATGAGTCTATAAGAAAAGTACAAAATTTTACTCTTAAACAATTCTCAAAATCTCAAACAGAGATACATTGGGTAAATTTTTTTATTAAAAATTTTATTGATCAGATACATGGTTATCAAAATCATTTTCAAACTAACTGCGCTGTTGATGGAATTTTAGAAATTACAGTTTTAAAGTATGTAAACTCAGGACATTATTCTTACCATTGTGATCATTGTAAAAGTCACCCAAGAACTTTATCATTAATTTATTTATGTAATAATGATTATGAAGGTGGCGATTTAGTATTTGGTTCTATCGATAAAAAAGATGAAATTTTAAGAGTAGAAAAATTACCAAACAGATTAATTATATGGCCAAGTAACTATGTTTATCCACATAAAGTAGAACCAGTAACGAAAGGAACAAGGTATTCAATTGTATCATGGGCACTATAAGAGAAGAAAAATATAAAATAGTAAAAAATTTTTTAACACCTGCAGAAGTTGATTTATCTAAAAAATACATGTTGATTAAACATAAGGTGAATCAAACAGATTTTGATTATCAACAAAATAACAATTGTGATTCACGTTTTTATAAAGATCCTTTAAGTGAAACTTTTATAATAAATAAAAAACCTTTAATGGAAAAAGAAACTAATTTACAATTATTACCAACATATTCATTTACAAGGGTATACACTTACAATTCTGATTTACCAAAACACAAAGACAGATCATCTTGTGAGATATCAGTTAGTGTTATGATTGCTAGTGATGGGACTAAATGGCCATTCTACATGGACGGGAAAGAACTTATTTTAGAACCTGGAGATGCTTGTATTTATTTAGGTTGTGAATTATTACATGAAAGAAAACCTTACACTGGAGACTATCATGTACAAACTTTTATGCATTATGTAGATAAAAATGGTCCATATACCGATCAAGCACATGACGGGGGTATAGCTTTATATAACTTAGACTAAGTTTATTTTTATGTGATAAAATGGTATAATTTCGAATGCCTTTGACAAATGTATTAATACAACCAGGATTTAACAAACAAGTAACTGAAGTTGGCGCAGAAGGTCAATGGACAGATGGGGATTTTGTAAGATTTAGATACGGACTACCAGAAAAAATAGGTGGTTGGACAGAAATTTTATCAAACACGATTATAGGTGCAGCAAGAGAACAGTTTACATGGGCTGATCTAAACGGCAGAAGATATGCAGCTATAGGGACTAATAAAGTATTGGTAATTTATTATGAAGGCAGTTTTTATGATATTACTCCACTAGACACAGCCATTACAGGTTGTACCTTTAGCACTGTTAATACATCAGCTACTGTAACAGTTAACAAACCTGCTCATACACTTGAGGCAGGAGACTTGTTTACATTTACATCAGTAACTCCTCCTACAGGAGCGGGATATGTAGCATCTGATTTTGAAACAAATACTTTTGAAGTGGTCTCCGTACCTGACAGTGATTCATTTACAATTACAATGGCTAGCGCAGCAGGGACAACGGTCAACGGATCCGGGGCAGCGACTGTAAATCCTTATGTCAAAATTGGTAATTTAAATCAAACATATGGTTTTGGTTGGGGCATAGGATTATGGGGTGGAGGACAACAAGTTTTTGGAACTTTAAATGGTTCTCTTAGTGATGATACCGCTGGTACTGGAGGATCTGGAACCTCTATAACACTTGCTTCTACCACTGGCTTTCCTACATCTGGAGTAATAAAAGTTGGAGCAGAATTTATTTCTTACACTGGTATTTCATCAAATGACTTGACTGGTATTACTAGAGCTGTTGCTGGAACTCGTTCTGCACATTCAAGTGGTGTTGGTGTTGAGTATTACACAGCATGGGGCGAAGCCTCATTATCTGCAACTTTAAGTATTGACCCTGCCTCTTGGTCTTTAGATAATTTTGGAGAACAACTAATTGCAACAATTAAAAATGGAGCTTCTTTTTCTTGGAATCCAATTAACACAAATCCAAATGCTTTAACTACTAGGGCAACAGCAATATCAAACGCACCTACAGCATCGGTCATGTCTCTTGTATCTGATAGAGATAGACATTTATTTATGTTAGGAACGGAAACAACTATTGGGACTCAAGGAACACAAGATAAAATGTTTATAAGATTTTCGGATCAAGAAAACACTTCTGATTATACAGCGACTTCTGTTAATACAGCAGGTTCTTTTAGACTTGATTCAGGAACAAAAATAGTTGGAGCTGTAAAAGGTAAAGACTATACATTTGTTTTAACTGATACCTCAGCTTATGTAATTCAATTTGTTGGGCCACCTTTTACATTTTCAGTAAGACAGGTAGGATCTAATTGCGGTGCCATTGGTCAACATTCAATTAAATATGTTAATGGTGCTGTGTATTGGATTGGAGAATCAGGAGGATTTTTTGTTTATGACGGTACAGTCAAAGCTCTACCTTGTTTAGTTGAAGATTTTGTTTTCAAAACGACAGGCTCAAATCTTGGAATAAATTACGATTCTGGAGAACAAGTATATGCTGGTTTAAATCATTTATACGAAGAAATTACTTGGTTTTATGCAAAGTCTGGTAGCACAAATGTTGATAGATGTGTAACTTACAATTATCAAAACGGGACATGGACTACCGGATCATTAGCACGGACTACTTGGGTAGATGCATCTTTATACGATGTACCGTACGCTACAGAATTTGCCTCTACAGGCACACCTACTTTTCCAACAATACAAGGTGTATCTAATACAAATGGTGCTACAACTTATTATGCTCATGAAACAGGGGTTGACCAAGTTGATTTTGATGGCAACAAAACAGCCATACCTGCTTTTATACAATCAGGTGATTTTGATTTGACTGTAGGTGGTGATGGCCAAATGTTTATGAGTATGAGAAGATTTGTTCCTGATTTTAAAGTTATACAAGGTGATGCAAGAATAACAATTTTGTTAAAAGATTATCCACAAAATTCAAGTGGTTCATCTCCTCTTGGACCATTTACAGTTAATTCATCAACTGATAAGGTTGATACAAGAGCAAGATCAAGATTTGCGAGTTTGAAAGTAGAAAATATTTCTACAGAACAAAATTGGAGATATGGAACTTTTAGAGCAGACATACAACCAGATGGTATGAGAGGATGATTGAAGATAGAAATATGGGGATAATACCTCTAGCAGAACAAGAACTTGGTTTTTATCCTGATCAGGGCGTTACATTTCCAAGTCCAGTGGAAATTGGAAAAAACATTGCTAAACAAAAAGCATTAGAAACTATTGGAAGAAAAGTAGGTTTACCTGCTTTAGGTCAAGTATTAGGAATGAATCAATTATATTCTAATCCATTTGGCATGGCATTACTTGGACCTGTTGGTTTAGGTATAGCTGCATTAGGAGGTGGTATCAGAGACAGATTTTTATCTTATAGACAAGGTAAAGAAACAAAAAAAGCTATTCAAAGAGAATCAGTAAGTGATTTACAAGGAAGAATTGACAAAGGAGACTTTGGTTCAAATACTCCTACTCCACAAGATGACCGTAGAGGGGGTCAGTATACTGGTGGATCACAAGGAGGTGGTAGATCAAATGCTGCAAGAGCTGCAGGCACAGAAGCAGCGAGAGGAGCAGGATTCGGAGGAAGGTTGCATGGCTAGAGTAGATATAATAATTCCAGAACCAACGAAAGAGTATACTGAAGAAAATCAAAGACAAGTAAATCAATCTTTACGAACTATGCAAGATAAGTTAAATACTTCTTATCAACAAGAACTTAAAAATGAGCAAGATGCTTTTAATTATTTTTTATCATGACAATACAATATAAAAACGCAGGAATTAATTTAACTACAACTGATACTACTTCTGTTTTGACATCACCATCTAATGCAAGATGTTTGGTAAAACAAATACAAATAGACAACGCATCAGGGTCACCGGTTAATTTATCGGTGCAATTTACAGATACTTCTGCATCATTAACTTTTAGAATAAGAAACAAAGCTATACCTGCAAATGAGGTTGTGGATATTATAAACCAAACCTTAGTATTAGAAGAAGGTGATATTATAAAAATGACCGCTGGCACAGCAAATGAAATACAAGGTGTAATAAGTTACGCACAAATAGATAGATCACAGGAAAATGGCTAGACAAAAATTTGTACATTTTGTACCAAGACCAAAACCTAGAAAAAGGCCAGGTCGTCATACAAAACGATTAAACAAACACGTCAAACGTTCATTTAAAAAATACAACCGTCAAGGAAGATGATTGATTTAAAAAAGTTACAAGACATTGTTGATTCTGTAACAATACCCTTATGTGAAGAGGATGTTTTTAAATTTTTAAAAATTAGAAAAAGATGGCCTTTTAGATACCCGTGGAATCAACCTTCTGTTGAAATACTATCCAATAATGGTGATTTACAAAGTAATTATATTTTTGATGCAGATTCATATTTAAATTATGATAAATGGGAAGAAATGTATAATTTAGGATACACATCAGTTATTTCAAATATTCTAGATTTAAATGAGGACTTAAGAATTTTACAAAAGAAACTTTTTTATGCAACTGGTTTGAACATAGGTGCTAATTTTTATTTTTCTAAACCTGGTCAACAACCTAGTTTCGATGCTCATAAACATCCATATGATGTTATAGTAAAACAAATTTATGGTGAGTCTACTTGGTCTATAAATAATAATACTTTTTTACTACAGTTTCAAAAGTCTTGTATCGTGCCAAAAAATAGTGTACATCAAGTCTTAGATAAAAATGTAAAAAAATTATCTTTAACAATAAATATTGAGTAAATTATGAACGATATACCAAAGATACCTGCAGAGGCGACAGAGATTATCAAACATAAAAGAACTGGAAAAATATATGCTAGCAAAGCTGAGTTTGATTCTGATGTTGCTGATCCCAACACTGATACTACTGCTGATGATTTTAGACAAGATCTTGAAATCAAAGTGACTAGAGTTTCAATTGGTGCACATACAAAAAAATAATGCAATTTTTATTTAAACCAGAAAATATAGAAATTGAACTTTCTTGGAAAGAAAGATTTACTTTATTTTTTAAAGGTAAAATATTTTTAAGTAGACTAGCTAGTTATAAACTTAACGCTGGATTATTAAAAATTTGTGCAGACAATTCAATTAAGTATGGAGATTCTAAGGAACACGGCCAACTTAATCGTGATGTTTAATCTTGTAGACAATTTTTATAACTCAAATAATTTAGGTTTAATAATAATAAATTTTCTTAACTTACATTTTCAAGCAAATCATGAACCTCACGAAACTTATTTTGGAGGAGATAGACTGTTAGGATACCCCACACATGAAACAGCAAAATTAAAAGATGAAGGTTTATTAAGTCCTTACACTATTTTTAAAAATACGTGGGAAGAAAAAACAAATATCAAACCATTAGTAATAAGCACTTTCTTTAGAAAAACAAAATTAGATGAATGTAAAAATTCACCGTCTTGGGGACAATATAAACCACACAGAGATTCTAAAAGTTTTGACATAGCTGGTATTATATATTTTAACTCGAATAGACTAGACGATGGCACTTACATATTTGAAAAAGAAGAAGATTACGAACCCACTGTTGTTATAGGATCAAAATATAATAGATGTGTTTGGTATGATTCACAAATACCTCATAGTCCATCCATGGAACAGACTGTAAATGAAAGGTGGACACAACCTTTTTTTATTGTATACAAAGAAGAAACTCTGAAACTTTATGAAAATAGAACCTAGAGGTGCAACGGAAATACAACACGAGTTGTTAAGTAAATATGTATCAAAAGAGTTGCTAGACAAATTTCAAATATGTACATCTATTCCAGGAAAAGTTCCATTAGACCCAAATAAAATAAATATTCTTTGGCAAAAGAATTCTTGGGATCAACCAAACTTACAAAGTTTTTTTAGAAATAAAGATTTGCATCATAAGTATGATTGGTATGTTTTTAACTCACATTGGAATTATGAGAAGTTTAGATACTTTTTTCAAATACCAGAGGATAGATGTATTGTAATTAAAAACGGAACTGACAGTTTTCCTAAAAGAAAAATACACAAGGAAGGTGACCACATAAAAATAATTCATCACTGTACTCCTTGGAGAGGTTTGAACGTTTTACTTTTAGCTATGCAAATTATTCAAAGTAAAAATGTTACTTTAGATGTTTACAGTTCTTGTGAAATTTATGGAAGTGAATTCATAGATAAAGTAGGTAAAGACTTTACTCCATTATTTGAACAAGCTAAAAAATTACCAAATGTAAATTATATTGGATATAAGCCACACGAATATATAAAAGAACACATGTCTGATTATAACTTGTTTGTTTATCCATCTATATTTGAAGAAACCTTTTGTGCATCTGCATTAGAAGCATTAGCATCAGGACTTCATGTAATTACAACAAATTTTGGTGCGCTACCTGAAACCTGTGCAGAGTGGCCAGTATATGTTAATTACACAAAAAACTTTGAATTGTTGGCAGGGAGTATTGCAGGTGCAATAGATATTTGCTGCAAGTACTTACATGAAGAAACAATACAAAATCATTTAGATGAACAACAAAAGTATTATAAAAAATTCTACAGTTGGGATAAAAAAGGTTTAGAATGGGAAAATTTTTTGAAAGGAGCTTTAAGTGTCAAACGATAAATATATTAATGAAGATACATATCAAACTTTAAACGAAGTACATATTGAAACACAATCAGATTACCAAAAAGCAATACAACCTTTATGGCAAGAAACAAAAGATTTTTATTCCAAATATGAAATATTTTTAGCTACTCCAGTTCATAGTGAAGTTTCAATACATTATACTCAAGCTTTGATTGAGTTTCAAAAGTTATGTTTTAAAAAAAAATTAAAAGTTTCTTTTCACTTAATAAAATCATCATTAGTTACACAAGGTAGAAATCTTTCAGTAGCTGGTTTCTTAGAATCAAAAGCAACTCATTTATTATTTATAGATTCAGATATTTATTTTCAAGGTAAATCAATTCTTACTTTATTAAATGCAGATAAGCATGTTATTTCAGTTCCCTATCCACTAAAAACTTTGATGTGGGACAAAGCTTTTAAAAAAATGCAAGAAGGTAAAATAAAAACACCTGACGATATTAGACGATCATTACATACTTATCCTATGAAAGTTCCTGATATAAACAACATAGATTTAAATAATGGAATTATGGAAGTGACAGATTCTCCTACAGGATGCATGTTAATTAAAAGAGAAGTTATTGAGAAGATGATAGAAAAATATCCAGAAAAAGAAATTGTACAAAAAACTGTAATAAACGGTAAATATGTAAACAAACCAAATATGTGGAACTTTTTTGATACCTTGCATGACCCAAAAGAAAAGACCTATAATGGTGAAGATTTTGCTTTTTGCAAGTTATGGAGGGATATAGGTGGTAAATGTTATGCCTTTGTAAACGATGCAATCGTGCATGTTGGAGAACACCAGTATCAAGGCAAGTTCTACGATGAGTTGATATCACCCAAGTAAAATGGTAATATTCACTATTTAAGATCTTAAAAGGAGAATTTTACAAATATGAATCCACTGGCATTAATACCATACGCGTTAGCGGCTTACGGTGGTTATCAAGGATATAGATCAGCAAGAGATTCAGGAGCAGGTGGTTTAGGACAATTATTAGGCACCGCAACTGGAGCTTATACTGGTTATTCATTAGGTAACATGGTGCCTGGTGTTCCTCAACCTCAAGCAGCTTTTCAACTTCCAAAAGGACCAGGAAGAAATCCAATGGCTCAGTACGGGACACAAGCAGCTAGCCAAGTGCCTGTAGCTTCAAGCGCAGCAGAACTTGCAAAAGCTCAAACAGCAGATAGATCAATAACAGATCTTTTATTTAGAACAAAAAGTGGGAAATATGATCCTTTAAAAATTTCTGCATTAGCTGGAGGTATACCTCTTGCATTAGGAGCTTTCAATCAAGGACCAGTAGATGTTTATCAACCAACATACAATCTGGCTTACGGAGAATTTGCATCTCAAAGACCAAATTACAAATATATTGATCCTTCTACAGGGCAAGAAAAAGATTACGAAAAAGTTTACATACCAGAAGCCGACCCTGCAAACAGAGGAGATATAAGAATGGGTCCTTATGCAATGTCAAAAACAAGATTAAGAACTGGTGGACTTGCAGAAATAAAAAAATTTAACGAAGGTGGTATAAACTACTTACCATCAAAAACTACACACGATGAAAATGATGCTAATAATTATGTTAGAGCATCAGGTTATGTTGAAGACGGAGCAGGAGTAGGTGATAAAGACGAGGATACAATGTTAGCTCAACTAGCAGACGGAGAGTTTGTAACAAGAGCAGATGGAGTATTAGGTGCTGGAATCATAGC